CGTATAGGCAGGCAACTGATAATACCGGCCGATATTGCCATTTAGCGACCAGCGGTCGTCGAATGCGGAAGAAAAAGAGAAAAGGGGCCCCGGTTATCCGGGGCGCACTATTTAGAAAGTGGGTGTTAAAAATTGAAATACACCGCCGGGAATTTAAGGACTAGAGACATTGACAAAGAAATTCGCGCGTATAATAGACGATTGTTACAACTACAATCGAAAAATGAAGCGTTTAAAATTCTGGACACTTTGACGCGCACGGAAGTAATGCGGGGAAGAACAGACGCAGAAATAGCGCGGGAGCTGAACCGTTTACAGGAATTGGCAAAGCCCGAAAAACAAAAAATGGTAAAATACAAAGCGGGTAGTAATTTAGAAGTTCCTTTGTTTGTTCGCGAACAAGTTGAGCGTGCAATAACAAAAGCGAATAAGCAGACCATGAAAAGGTTTGAAATTCTGGAAGCACAGCGTAGAGGCGCATTCTACACGATTGAACAAGAAAGTTTAAGGCCCATTACAAAAGGTACGGGCAGAACGCTGATGGAAGTTAAAAAGAGATTGGAGACTGCACAAAATCGTGAACGTAGCGGCTATTTAACTTTCTTAGATGAAAAATACAAACGGAACTATATTAAAGCGATTCAAAATAATTTTGGTGCGGCCGGTGATAAGTTAGTTGATAGGATAAGCAAAATAAATGGTACAGCTTTTTATTTCGCAAGTCAAGACCCGTTCTATGGTTCATATCTGGAGATTGAATATTCTTACGGTGAAGAAGCTATAAATGCTATGATAAATAAAATTGAAAACGCTTTGACGGTTTTAAATTTGTAATGTTTACAGCGGACTTTGAGACTACCACGGATAAAAATGATTGCAGGGTTTGGGCTTGGGCTGTATGTGAAATAGGTGTTATAGATAACATTGTAATAGGAAACAGTATAGAAAGTTTCTTTGAAACATGTGAAGAAAGTGGAAATTTAATTTTATATTTTCATAACCTTAAATTTGACGGGGAATTTTGTATCAGCTATCTATTAAAACATGGTTATGAATATGTTGAAAGTAAAAAATTGTACAATAAGCAATTCAATGCACTTATATCCGATACGGGGCAGTTTTATAAAATAAAGATACGGTTTGGGAATGGAAATAGTTTGGATTTGCGCGACAGTATGAAACTGTTGAATTATTCAGTTGATGAAATTGCAAAAGCGTTCCACTTGGATATTCAGAAACTTGAAATTGATTATAATGTTCCACGTGGAACAAACCACATTTTAACGAAAGAAGAAACTGAATATTTGAAACACGATGTTCAGATAATGTCTTTAGCTCTTGACCGTATTTTTAAAATGGGATTTGAAAAACTGACGCAAGGAAGTTGCGCCTTAGAAGATTTTAAAAGCATCATTGGGAAAAAGAGGTTTAGAACGTTGTTCCCCGAACCGAATTACGACAAGGACATTCGCAAGGCTTATAAAGGAGGCTTTACTTATTTGAACCCGACATACGCGGATAAGGATGTGGGCAAGGGTAATGTATTTGATGTAAATAGCCTGTATCCGTCCCGCATGTACTACTGTGATTTGCCATGGGGCGAACCGAAATTTTACAACGGTGAATATGTTGAAGACGCGGAACGTCCTTTATATATTCAGTTGTTTAAATGTGAGTTTGAATTAAAAGAGGGATATTTGCCGACAATTCAATTAAAAGGGAATAGCCGCTTTGTTCAAACAGAATATGTAACTTCAAGCAATGGGGATATCGTTCCGCTTTGCTTAACAAATGTAGATTTTGAGTTGTTTTTAAAACATTACAATGTTTACAACTTAGAATATATTCGCGGCTGGAAATTCAGAGCTTCAAAAGACCTGTTCAAAAAGTATATTGACAAATGGATGCGGGAGAAAATAAAGGCGGGTAAAGAACACAATCCCACTATGCGAAACTGGTCGAAAATCATGCTAAATTCATTATATGGTAAATTCGCGCTTGATCCTATATGCGCAAAAAAGCATCCGTATCTTGATAAAGGAATAGTTAAATACAGGACTTCCCCACCGGAGACAAGAGAAGCGTTGTATCTTCCGGTAGGTGCTTTTATAACCGCGTACGCGCGCAGATACACGATTGAAACCAGTCAGAAAATAAAAGAATACAGCATAGAAAAATACGGTAAAGATATGTACATTTACAGCGATACGGATAGTATTCATACAACTTTACCATTAGAAGATATTAAAAAGTTCATTGAAATAGATGGCTATAAACTTGGAGCGTGGGCGCACGAAAGCCATTTTACAAGGGCAAGGTTTTTACGCCCGAAAACATATATCGAAGAAATAGATGGCAAATTGCACGTAACATGCGCGGGTTTACCCGATAAAGGAAAAGAACAGGTAACATGGGAAAACTTTCATCCGTGCGCAACGTACACTGGAAAACTTATGCCCGTTCACGTTGACGGGGGAATTGTACTGGTTGATAAAGAGTTTAATATAAGGGGCTAATTTATATGTACAGCAATTTTATTGAAAAATATTCCGACTTGAAAAGAGCTTATGTAAATTTGATGAAAGATAGTAAAAGAATCTATGAAGAAAATGATAACATGGAACGTAAATATAATGAGATGTGTGGTTTATATGATGAAATTAGTTTGAAACTCGCAAAAGCAATTATTAAAATCAATCGACTTGAAAGTGAAAACAAAGAGTTAAAAAGAAATCTTGAGGAATTATGCAAAGAAAAATGTTCGCTTTGCGAAACCAATTTAAAATATATGAATGGATGGAGATTAGAAAAATGAAAGAATTTTTCAAATATTATATGCAACTAAAGAAATTTTATCAAAAGCTGTTTGAATCAATTATCCATATTTGAACAACAAAAATCCATGGCATAATTTGTAAATTACAGGTATGATTATAATAGGATTTACAGGAAATGTAAATAGTATTTACAGTGGAGCGCAACGGGTGAAACCGACCGTCTGTAACATTGGGTCTTGCAAGCTATATTATTTCTGCCTGTGAATCCTGTTGAGGTAATTTTATGTATTACGATATAAATAATACGTTATCATATAACGCACTTTTTAACATTGTGCTTGGCGGCCGTGGGATTGGTAAATCCTACCAATGGAAAATCAAAGCGGTACGGGACTTCCTTAAAAAAGGTAAACAGTTCGGATATATTCGTAGATATAAAGACGAGTTGTTAAAAACCGCAGACAAGTATTTTAATGACATTATTAAAAATCAAGTTTTTCCGGGCACGAAAATAGAGTATGACGGAGGACAATGGTACATTAACGAAGAATTAGCCGGTTACACTTTTGCGTTAACGAAAGCAAGCGATTATAAATCGAGTGCTTTTCCTGATATTTCAAATCTGATTTTTGAGGAGTTTATCATTGACAAACCACATTCATCTTATCTACGGAATGAGCCTTTTCTTTTGTTCGATTTATATGACACGATAGCTAGAATGAGAGATGATGTAATCTTATTTATGCTTGGCAACGCAATTTCAATGGCTAACCCATATTTTATACAGTGGGATTTATCATTACCGAAAAACAAAAATGCAGTTGTAAGAGATAACATTCTTTTACAGGTAGTTCCAACAAGCGCAGAATTTAAACGTGCGAAAGAAAACACAAGATTTGGCCAAATGTCGCGTGCCCTTGGGTATGCGGAATATTCTGTGGATAATAAATTCTATCTTGATGATGAAGCACAGATAATGAAAAAAGGTAAAAACACACGATTTTATTTTACTCTTGTTTGGAGGGACAAAAAATACGGCGTGTGGTTTGATTACGACACGGGAATGACAATTATATCATACGATTATGACCCTTATAATACTATGGTTTTTACACCAGATAAAGAAAGCATTAACAAATCCATTCAATATGTAAAGCAGTACGAAAGGCACCCGTTTTTCAGAAGAATAAAAGAAGCGCTGGAAACTGGTACACTAGCATATGAAAATGAAAAAATTCAGCATGAAATTAAAAGCATGTTGAAAATAATTATTTAAAAGGAGAAAAACAATGGCTTACACAACTTGGATTACGGCTAACCCACTTGTAAATGTCACGCAGGTTTTTGGAGGTTCGCACCGGGGGAAAGACTGGAACACGCGGGACGCTTCCGGGGTAATGGGCGATACGATGGTACGCGCGATTGGTGACGGTGAAGTTGTACGTAGCGAATACGGCACGGGTGGAAACTGGTCGTGGGGAAATTTCATTGCGATTTACTATCCGACGCTTAACCGCACTGTACTGACTGCGCACCACGCGGAACGCCTTGTGAATGTTGGTGATAGCGTAACCGCTGGCACACCGATTGGAAATTTCGGTATGACTGGTAATACAACCGGCCCGCATTGTCATGAAGAATGGCATGTTGGGCGTGGGATCACAAATAATCTTGTAACGCCGGAAGATGGCTTTCCAAATATAGTTGGGCGTTATGAAGTAAAATATGGGGGAGGTGAGCCACCTATGCCGGGCGAATTTACCGCAAATATACTGATTGTTGTTTTTGCTGAAAATGGGCACACAATTAACAGTCCTGCAAGCAATGACCCTGAAAACTATGTTTACTTTGGTAATAAAAGGAAGTTTCGTGTGAAGGCGGACGACCTTAACAAAGTGCAGGAGTTCGGGAGCTGGAATTACTGGCAGGATATTACAGACGTAGCAGTCCTTAAAATCTTTAATAAAGACTTGAGTGAGCTTCCCAATGTGTGAAAAATTGAAGGCACTTTATATTGAAAGTTATTACAACTATCAAAAAGCAAGTGCCAAAGAAGCGGGAATTATGTATGGGGTATTTCTAGGAGTAAGAAAATGCTGTAATATTTTATATTCGCAGAAAACTGTTGCAGATTTTCAAATTCTGGCAAATGAATTTACTAACAAAAGGGTGTGATAAAATGGACTATAATGCGGTCGCTCAAATTGTAAGCACTCTCGGCTTTCCGATTGTTATGTGTGGCGTTCTGGTTTGGCTTAACGTTAAACAGATGAACGCCCACCGGGAAAGCGAAGAAGATTTCACGCAGGCTCTTTCAGATAACACAAAAGCATATATTGATCTTAAAGAAGCAATTACGAATTTAAAGTTAAAGGAGGAAAACTGAAATGAAACTTAGTGAAGCACGTGAATTTATTGACCGTCTTTACAATAGTGAGGACGGCATGACGGACGATATGCGTGAAGATTTGCGCAGGCTCCATGATAGCGAAGATGAACAAGAGGGAATGGAACGTTACTGGAAAGAAATGTCCGATAAAATGGACGGTATTTCCAACGCGTTTAAAGATTTTAAGCGCGATTATGTTACCCGTGTTTTGACTGGCCGTGAAGCTGTTAATAAGCACGTTGAAGATTTGAAAGATGATGATTTTGACGACATAAAAGACGAAACGGAAAAAATTAAATCTATTTTTAACGAGGAGGTAATTGAAAAATGAAAAGTGCAAAAGTTTTAACAAATGTAACCAATAACGCGCCACAGCTTTTAACCGCTTTGCGTGCACAGATGGTTGCGGAAAATCCCAGCTTTGAAAATCGACTCCCGCAGGTGACGCAGGATAATATACGGGAATTTGGCTCGGCGGTGCTGGATTATCAGCCCACGCAAAACGCTTTTGTAGATACCCTTGTGAACCTTATTGGCCGAGTATGGATTACGTATCGTCTGTTTACCAACCCCATGCGCGTGCTTAAAAAAGGTATTCTTGAATATGGTGATACGGTAGAACTTGTTTATACCAATCTTGCGAAAGCTCATCAATTCGACCCTGCTCAGGCAGAAGAAGAATGGATGAAACGGGAGATTCCTGATGTGAATACCGCCTTTGCAAAGCTGAATTATCAGGTTTTCTATAAGCAGACTATTTCTGACGACATGTTGCGCCAAGCATTTATGTCGTGGCAGGGCCTTAGTGATTTTATCAGTTCCGTGTTTAACGCAATGTACACAGGTGCTGAATTGGACGAATTTACCACCATGAAAAATCTGCTTGCGCAGTATGGCACGGCGGGAAAGTTCGCGGTTGAAGTAATTGACGAAGTAACGGATAATACGTCCGCGCACATGGCCCTTGCGAAAATGAAAGCTGTATCTAACAAGATGGCTTTTATGCGGTCTGACTATAACAGCCTTGGCGTTCTTACTGCAACGCCGAAAGAAAAACAGGTTCTTATTATTGACGCGGACACAGATGCTTATTTGGCCGTGCTTGGTTATAGCACCCTGTTTAATCTGGAGCCCGCGAAAGTTCAGTACCGTGTTATTGTCGTGGATGAAATTCCCATTCAGGATGCACACGCGATTTTGATTGATGAAGATTTTTACGCAGTGTGGGACGCTTTGCAGAAGTTCACGCGAGATATGAACGGGCAGGGCCTGTATTGGCAGTATTGGGCGCATTACTGGAGAATCATGGCCGTGTGTCCGTATGCGAACGCGGTCGCATTTGTTACGACTGCCCCCACAATTACAGGTGTTACCGTTTCACCCGATGCTACAACCGTAAACAAGGGCACCACTATTCAGATGAAAGCTACCGTAACGGGTACGGGCCTTTTCCCGCAGGGTGTGACGTGGGCTATCTCAGGAAATTCTGACAGTGCGACCACAATTACACGGGACGGTGTACTCACCATCGGGAGTGCAGAAGTTGGCCCTGTAACGGTAACTGCAACCTCTATTTATAACACAGAAAAGAATGGAACAGCTACTATTACTGTGAACGGTTAAAGTTTATAGCCGGGCGGGTAATACCGCCCGGCGAATATAAAGGAGAAGAAAATGGCAATAAATCCCAACACGACAATTTATTTATGCGCTGGAATCCCCTGGGGAAACGACTATGCGCATGTTAGATTGTTCCAGAATATGGAAGAACGTCTTTCTTTTCTTTCCACAAAAATTGTTGCGACACTTGACGGTGCAACTTATCAGCGTGACGATAAATTTGTTTCGTTTCCTGCAAATTATGAAACGATTGCAAACTGCAATTACATGTATTATCGAAATAACAACCGCTGGTACTTTAATTTTATTACAGATATTCGCTTCCAGAACGAAAATAAAAGTGACGTGTATTTTGAACAGGATGTTTTTCAAACATGGTTTGCAGATAACACGTTGAAAATTTCTTTCGTTGAACGTGAGCATACAAATGACGACACGTTTGGAAACAACCTTGTCCCCGAAAATCTGGAAACGGGGGAATATGTTTATAATACGGGCGTTGTAAACTTGATAAGTAATCGGTTGTATGATTTCACAATTGGTATAGTTATCGCAGTTTCCGAACGTTTAGACGGTGCGCCTACTTCTAGTTTTCTAGATTACTCATTCAACGCCTTGGCATACCGTTATTTTAAAGCCGATACTTGGCAACAGGCTTCAAATTTTGTCGATGAATATTCGAAAAGTGGTAAAGGCGATGCCATTGTAAGTATTTATATGTTCCCGTTAGATTTAATAGGAGTAACAAGTGAAAGTCCTAGTAGCGGATGGGTAAATATCGCAGGTGTGCGCGATATTATGAGTAGAAAGCTAGAAAATGTTTTCGCCCCTCTTGATGGTTACACGCCTAAAAATAATAAAATGTATGCTTATCCCTATCGCACTTTAAACGTGTGTTCCCCTGGTTCTTCTGAAAAAGAATATAGATACGAATATTTTGACACAAACTTTCTAGAAAACAACGGGCCTTTTAATTTGTTTAGTGCGCTTGGTGGTTCCGCCCCCGTTGTCGCTATCCCGCGTGCATATAAAGGTTTGAATGTTAATTATGATGAAACAATAACAACAAGCGCATACCCAACTTGTTCATGGATAAACGACACCTTTAAAAACTGGTACGCACAGAATCAAATGGGGTTGAATATGGGTGTTATATCTAGCACTATCGGGGGTGCCTTAGGGGCCATAGGTGGTGTTGTATCTGGTAACTATCTAGGCGCTGTGTCAAGCACGGTTGGCGCTATTGAAAAAATTTTTAATACAATGGTTTCGATTGAGCAACACCAGATTATTCCTGATAGTGCAAGAGGTAACACGGGAAATGCAAGTGCATTTTATAATAACGGATACTTTGATTTTGTGTATTTTCCAAAGTGCATTCGATATGAGTTCGCGAAACGCATTGACGATTATTTTACAATGTACGGGTATAAGACGCTTCAATCAAAAGTGCCCAACTTGTATGGTCGCCGTTCATGGAATTTCGTGAAATGCGTTGATGCTAACTTGATAGATGATATCCCAGTAGTGGCACACAATCGAATTAAGCAGGCATTTGAAACGGGGGTTACTTTTTGGCATACAAACGATATAAAAAATTATGGTCTTGATAATTCTATCGTTTAGGAATTTAATATGGGGAAAGCAAAAAGAAAGCCTAGGCCATCTATGCCAATGCATTATTGGTTGGAACAGGATGGATGTTGGCACTGTAAAAATAGAAATAACTGTAACCAATGTAAGGCAATTAGAAAAAATGTAAAATTTCATCCAAAATTAAATCTTAAACACGGAAAGGGGTGGAGCAAATGGCAAGAAAAGGAATAGGTGGCAGAGACTTTCAGTTTTTTGATTCTCTAGCACTTAACAATGTAACTTACAACGAATATACAATTCGATTGCTCAACATTGCACTAGCCCGGTTTAAATGGGAAAATGTGCCAAAAGGGATTGATATACGTTACCTCGAGCTGATGCTCATTACACAAGGTTCGGCACTGGTTTTTTATGAAGATAGCCTAGATCAATTTTTTGGATTGGGAGTTGCGTACACAGGCCCACTCAACTGGTACGGCGTACCATCTGAACGAAGCGCAATTGCCGCAAACGGCATGCCTTTTAGAATGTTGAATGAAACAAATAGCGTGCTAATTTTTAACAACATGACAAGAACTGGTGATGCTTACATTATAAATGAGTACGCACGCAAACTATATGAAGTTCAGCGCAATGCAGAGACGAATTCAAATTTACAAAAGTTTTCGGCTTTCATTGCGTGCAACGAAAAAGAAAGATTGTCGCTTAAAAACTTAATTATGAAGTTGGACGGCGGTCAACCGTTTATCTACGGTGATAAATCCTTGAACCTTGACAGTATAAAGCCAATCAATTTGGATATTCCGTTCATTGCACGCGATTTGCTCTCCGTGAAAACGGAAATTTATAACGAAGCACTTACAAGCCTTGGTGTTGTTTCGGCTTTCACAGATAAACGGGAAAGGCTTGTTGCAAATGAAGCCGCCGCCCCGTTTGGTTCGCTCGAAATGATACGTGAATCTTACCTATATGAACGAAAACAGGCGTGCGAAAAAATAAACGAAATGTGGGGCACTAATATGACGGTAGAATTTAATTCAGAAATTCCGATTGTGCCCGAAATGGACGGTGAACCAGAAAATGAGTAATTACACAGTGGAGTTAAGACAACTTATTCAAAATGGTTATGATATCGGTTTAAAAGATTACCCGATTTTTGATGAAAAATACCGTGACACACTTAACAACAAAATCATAATGCATTATTGGATGAGGGAAATTGGTGCAGAGACCGCCGGGCTTTTCAAACTTTATCTTAACCGCACCATGGTTGAAATAATGCCGTATTACAACCAACTTTATAAAAGTGCTCAACTTGACTTTGACCCGCTGAATGCTTATAATTATGTTGAAACAAATATGGAACTTGAGAATGTTGAAAGTGATGGTACGCGCACAGACACAGCAGACGGAAAGAGCCTTTACAGCGATACCCCGCAAGGGTTGTTGGATAATGGTGCTATCGCAGACGAAAAATATTTAACTTCTGCAACTTTGAATGATTCTTCGGCATCTTCGACCGCAAACAATTTACAGAAACGTGACAGAAATTTTGAAAAGAAAGTACGTGGAAATATGTATCATAATTTAAGTGAATTGTTGAAAGACTACCGGGAAACATTCTTGAACATTGACATGGAAATTATCAACAACCCGGAAATACAAAACTGCTTCATGAAGCTTTATTAAAGGAGGTGAAATCAATATGGATTTTTTAAATGTGGTCCGATGCTGTACTCCCGCTTTGCCGTCTGCTTATGCGGATGCGCTATCCTATTATGAAGCATTGTGTAAATTACAGGGAGCAATTAACGAAGTGATAGCTACTTTAAGCACGTACACACCTGTAACCGAAGAATGGGTTAAAAACTATGTGACAGAACAACTAACTTTGATAAACAAAGAAATTGATGAATTTGAACGCTCGGTTAATGGGGAAATAGATAATCTGAAAAATCAATACGCGCAGTTTACACAGGAAATTAATGATAAAATCATTAATTTAATTGATACCGTAGATAAAAATAATGAGCTATTCTATAATTATATTATTATGGTTGTCAATCAAAAACTAAGTGAAGTAGTTAACAGATTGGGTGACGAAACAATTATCAATAATCCTGTGTATAACAAGTTAGACAGTTTGAAAAATACACTAAATATGATGTATGAGGGTATCCGACAAAGTGGCATTACAGCTTATGAATATGCAAACCTAGGGCTTACAGCAACAAAATATAAGGCGTACAATGTTTCAGCTTTTAATTACGCAACAGCGGCCCGTTTTATTTGGCACAAACTTATTTATGGTGTATATTCTGCCATTACAGGGGTTTTCACTTCTGTACAACAGGCAATGAACGAACTAACGCAACAGCTTAGAACAAATGGTTTAACTGCAAACGAATATAAAGCGTTGGATTTAACCGCTACGGCTTATCTTGCAAAAGATTGGACGGCTTACATTTATTCTTGGAATTCAAAAACTTAAATAAAAGGAGATAAATTATTATGGCAAGCACAAATAAAACAACTACACTTGACCTTTCACAATTCGTAGGAACTGACAAACCCGATTGGCTCACCGATTATAATGACGATATGGAAAAAATTGACACGTGGGCAACGACAACGGATTCTGACGTGTCCGATGCAAATAACAAGGCAACGCAAGCCGTGAATACGGCCAATGCCGCGAGTACTGCCGCAAATGCCGCAACTACAGCCGCGAACAATGCCGTGACCGTTGCAAATAGTATTGTCAACGGTTGGGAAGAAATCACTCCCACGGATATTAATGCAAAGATCACGGGTTTTAATAGAACAATTCATGGAAATGTCCCGGCCGGAATTTTGTTTGTGTCTGCATATTACTACACATCCGAAAAAATTTCACTTTCCGCAAATGAAGTTCTGTTTAAAATCCCAACGAAATTTTGCCCAAAATCTACAGCACTATATGGGGCCATCGTTGTTAAGGATTCGTCTGCAAGCGGAAACACTGTTTCTAGCCTTAACATTGACGCTAGTGGAAACGTTACCTTGTGGAATGGTGCAGGAACACTTAGCAACATAAACGAAATTATTATTCAGGCGTTTGCTTGCATCCCCGTATAGTTTTAAACCCCCCCCAATAGGCGGGGGTTTCTTTTTCTACAAAATATATACT